ACTTAGCACCGCCTAGAACTGAGTCCATGACCTTGGCGTTTCCAGTGACGTCGGAGTAGTGCTTTCTGCTAGCGTAGAACGGCTTAACAATGTCGTCGCTGTTTCTGTCTATAGCTCGTAGACTTGTGCGTATCTTTGACGGTTCTGGAGCGTCAATAAACAAGCGTAGTCTATCATCATTCTTAAGAATATTGATCATATGAAGAGCGCCATACGCCTTGTTTGCAGCAAGACTTAAGATAGGAGCTACACCAATCAGTATGGCGTCATACTGTTTGAAGTCGCTCTTCTTTAGAAACACCGATGGTTCTATAAAATGAACAGAGACGTTGTTTTCTTTCAGCACTTCATATAGCGTGCTTGCAAAACTAGCGCTTCTATAGAATGATTTTTCCGAAGACTGAGATGCTGTCATCCCAGAGATTGCAATTGACTTCATTATCTACTGCCGTCTGGGTTGATCTTTAGACCCTTGTCTTCTTCCAGCGCGCGGTGAACGATTCTATTGCAGTGCTCAACGAATGATTCATACGATGGCATGTGCGCACGAAGAGCGCTTGCCTGTGCTTCGGCGGCGCCAGCAAGTTCTGCATCTGACATGCTTTCAACCTGTCTAATCGTGAGTGAGTACGGTGCGCCTAGTGGTTTGCCTTCTCCCTTGTCCGTGACAAGAATGGACTTAACTCTAGCGGCGTACATAAATCGGCTTCTCCACCAGCCGCTGCCGGCGTGTGGGTACGGAGGAGAAAGAATTCCCCAATGCTCGTTGTAGAACGACAGCACATCAGCTTCAGTATCAAAGCGCTGTCCGCCGTACTTTCTAACAAGTTTGCGACTGCCAACAATTTCAACAGGCCATTCAATGGTCTTCTTTTCCAACCACGTGTCGTGCGGCATCAACGCACCAAGAACCCATGCCTTTTTCTTTTCAGACGGTTCCTTCGGGCTGCTTGTGTTTAGAATATTAAAGATCGTTGAGCTTGGGTCAAGAGCTTCGATTCCGTGCATTTCCGCAGGCATTCTTTTACGAACCAAAGATCTATCGCCAAAAGAATACATCGGGCATACTGGAACAAGGCCGTTTGCCCATCGTTCAGCAAGAAGAGTCTGCGCGGTCTGCACTAGTTGGCCTTCATAGAACTTAATCGTGTCGTCGTTATCGTTGAAAAAGTATCTACCGACGGCGCACTTCTTTGCAGCCTCGGGATTAGCAGCTACAATTCTTTCGAGTGCGGCATCAGCTTCTGCCTTTGAGTAATACGTTGCTCCTTCATCGCCACGAACAGCGGCGCCAGATAGCAAGTACTTATACAAAATCTCGGGGTGACGGACAAGAGAGCGACACGCGTTAAACACCGACGCAAACTGCCAGTCGTCGAAGAATCCAACCGCCGGGATTCCGGAGCTTAGAGCGTACAGCGCGCCCATCGCGCCTTGACGACCATTCAATGAGTTTAGTGGTCCAAGGTTTACCCAGATCACATCGTATGAGGACAGGTCCTCACCGGGAATAACACGTCGCCAATCAACTTCATGGCCGACGCTTTTAAGAGCTTCAACAATTGAAGCGGGAACATCAATCTTTTGAATTGTTCTATGCTCAGTGTTGATTTGAAGAGCAGTAAAACCTGTCATTAAAATCTTCATACTGTATCCTTTGCGTAATACTAAAGCGGTCGTCTACACCACTCACGTAATGCAGACGACCGCTTAAGCGTTGTTGTTGATCAGAACGGGGCAGCGGGAGGCGCCGAGGTCTGAACTTCTTGAACGGGCGCCTGAACCTGAACTTCAGGAGCCGGTGCAGGTGCAGGTGAATCAACATACGTAGGTGCCGATGTTGGTCCAGTTGGTGCAGGTGCAGGTGCAGGTGCAGGTGCAGGTGCAGGTGCAGGTGCAGGTGCAGGTGCAACAGCCATTGCCGGAACTGCAGCTGCAGTTGTCGGAACGCCGTAGTACGTCTTGATCTCGTTCTTCTTCTGTCCCTGCCATGTACGGCTACCAACCTGTGCACGGAAGCTACGACCCTTGATAGCTTGCTCAATCTGAGCGTTGCTTGGGTTCGTTGAGAAGAAGTCGCGGCCGAGGCCGAGAGCATTCATCTTGCGGAAGAAGATTCCGAGTGCTGCAGGGTTGTCAGTCGAAACAACCAGGTTGTCCCAGACAAGACGCTTTGCGTGCGCGCCGGTCTGAACCTGTGCCTTGATAGCAAACATGGTCTTGCCAGTCTGCGTTGCCTTTGCTTGTGCCTCTACAATGGTCAGGTCGTAATCGCCATCTGGAAGTGGATCAAATCCACCGACGTCGCCTGCCTCTTTGACAAGGTCACCCCAATTGAGTGTGCTCATGATTATGTCTTTCTGTGTTTGGTTTGGATATTATGCTTGCTGCTCCGGACGGGGTCCGAAAACAATGTCGAGCATTCGTTCGACGCTTAGGTCGCCTTGCTCAACGATCTTACCGAGGCGACCTTGAACTCGCTCGCCTGCCTCGTACTGTGCTGTGCGCTCAACATACATGCGTCGCGCCTTGAATGGTCCTTGCGTCGGGTCCGGGTTGTTGAATTCTTCAACGTTGATCGCGCCAAGAATGTCATAGAAATACGGAGCCTGAATTGCAAGCTGTCCCTGAAGGTATGGACGGTACCTGCCATCTTGGTTTGGTCGTGCCATTGCTGTCAGTACAACCGCTTCAAGAGGGTTTGTAGCGTGCATTGTCAGGTCTCGAAGATCACGAAGAAGTGCACCCATGTGACGAAGTAATTCGCCCCACTGCTGCATCTGCATCTGATTTGTTCCTGCAATGTTATCCATGCACTTTACCTGTAACTCTGAGACCGAGTCGATGATCAGCGACTTAAACTGATGCCGACCAATCTGCAGCCACTGGTACGCCTTAAGAACGGTGTCGTATTCTGTGACGTTTACAACGCACGTATCCCATGTGCCATCTGCAGCGGGCGGCTCCTCACGCAACGGATCCCAGTACTTCACATTGATAGGCAAGAATCTATGTCCGCCTTCAACGTCAAGCATGAGTCGCGGGTACGGTGCTGTAACCGCAAATGTTGACTTACCTACCTTTGATTCACCGTACACCATAAGTGTTAGCGATCTTTGTACACTTCCCATCATTCACTTCCCTTCTTCTCTGTTGATTCATAATACTTATACGGATCACCTTGCGAGTATAGCTCGGTAATCGCGTGCTCTGCGGCGGAACCATCATCAAATAATGGGCACACTGCAAAGAATTGACACTTCCACTTGCAATCCCTGCTTGGGCGAGGGTACGCAACGAAGTGATGATCTTGACCTTCGTCAAGAGCGTCTCGCACTGCAAGCATGTCGCTTACAGTACCATGAATTCTATTCCAAAACGCTCTCAACGCAAAGGTGTTATGGCGAACTTCCATCTGTTCATAGAATGGCGGCTTAGCGTTGGCGGTACGCTTTACTTTCTTTAGCAGTGTAAAGATTCCGCCTTCACTACGTTCGCCTTCTTTATTCTGCGCAGCCTCAAGAAGCATGTAAGTAAGAATTTGTTCGTTCATGTGAGCAAGTGCTGCGAACTCCGTGAATGATCCGCCGACTGTTTTGAAGTCACGAAACATACGAACACCGTCTGCCTTGCGCCGAACACGCATGTCAAGTTTACCTTGAAGCTCAACGCGACCGTCAAACATCGGCATTGAGATAATTTCTTCAGTTGAGATCATCTCAAGATCGGCGTCGATGCCGTTCTCGTCTACCCACTGAAGATATCCTTCAAGCATGATTCTACCGAGTTCAGCCTCGGTATCAAGTTCAACTGTGTCGCGGTAGCTCTCGATAAGAGCTTTCTTGTCCTCTTGAACAAAGTAACTGTATGACTCAAGCAACGGCGTACCGGTTGAGTAGTACATATCAAGCGCCGAGTGAACGCGTGAACCAAGCGCAAGTGCGCCTGTGAAGTTCTGAGTCTGTGGCTGGAGGCGTCGGTAGTAGTTTAACCACCACTTGCGCCTGCAGTCCTTGAACGTTTGAATCTCTGAGTTAGAGATTCTTATTGGCTCACGGCGTAGTTCTACCGGAGTTTCACTGATTGTCATAGTTTTCCTGTCTTGTCGTCGATCAGCATCTTAAGAAATTGGTTCTTATCTTTTACGATCTGCTCGAAGTTATCAGCCTTTGTTTCAAGGACCTGAATAACTCGCTCTTCAATCGTTCCTTCGGTAACATAATCGGTGATCACGATCGAGTCATGAATCTCGCTACCAATTCTGTGCACTCTGTCCAGCGCCTGCTTGTAGTCAACAAGTGACCATGGACGTTGAAGCATGATCAACCGACGAGCGGCTGTCAAGGTGACGCCAACTCCACCAGCCTGTGCCGTGAAAAGAATCCACTTAATTCTTCCACTTTGGAAATCATCGATCGCCTTTTGACGTTCATCTTCGTTCTGCGCACCTGTAATCAATCCGTGCGGGATCTTTGCCTTCTCAAGACGAGCGCTTAGAATATCAATAAGCTGACGTGACACTGCGCACACTGCAACCGAATCATCACCAAAGTCGCCGGCGTCAATATCGTCCATCAGCGAGTCTATCTTGCACGACGGCTCCGACAGAGCGACAGACATTTCACCGGTAATCTCGTCGACGGCGATACCAGCGTATGAACTTGCAAATTGCAATAGGCGAGTAGTCTGTGTCAGCGGGCTTGGTGCTGTAAGAGCTTCTCCACCTTCCAACTGAGCGATCATAACGTCGCGCATCTGCTCGTACGCCTTTTTCTGCTTCGTAGACATTTCTACGTCGCGTCGCTCCTTGATGACAGGCGGCAACCATGGCAGCACCTTAGCCTTAAGCATTCTGCGCATTCTTGGATTTATCGCCGCATCAAACTCTTCTCGCATGTGAGGCTTGACACCGATAACCATCATGCCGCCAAAGGCATTGAACATCGTGTCAACCATGCGATCAATCCATCGTGACTTGCTTGGCCATTCATTTGGCGCAATCCAGTGAAGAATTGGCCATAGGTCAAGAACGTTGTTTGCAATCGGCGTTCCAGTAAGGGCGTATCTAATATCAGCGTCACCAGACGCTGCCCATAGGGCACGGGTCTGCTTGCTCTTTGGTTCCTTGGATCGGTGAATCTCGTCTGCAATAACAGCCTTGAAATCAATTGCATTAAGTTCTCGTTTGTGAACCTCGCAACGGTTTTCAGAAACCTTGTCATCGTGACCGCCGCAATCGACGCAGCGTGCAAGAGCTACCGAGCCATAACTAGCAAGGCGCGAGTGAGAGCGCAGTGATTCCCAGTTGATTACGTAGACATCAACGTCTTCCTCGCTAAACTGTTTACGTCTCTGGGTTGCTGATCCGCTGATGACCTGAACATTTACGCCAGGCCACCACATCGCAAACTCACGCTTCCAGTTCTTCTTAAGCGTGTTTGGGCATACAACAAGCGCTGGAAATACTTGCTCGCCACGGTCTTTTAATTCCTTAAGCGCGCGAATTGTTTGCGCTGTCTTACCAAGGCCAGGTTCGTCGGCAAGCAACGCACGTCGTGCAGCTGCTAAGAACTGCACTCCGGCACGTTGGTGTGGGAATAATGTCTCGTCACCGTCAGCAGTTTCAAGTTCACGCAATGCATTACACGGCGCAACTCTGGTGTTCAATTCGTTGGTAGCCCATTCTGCTAATCTTGGGCCAATACGAAGTTCACTCTTGAATACAGATCTTAGAGCCAAGCATGTTGACCATGCAAGCGGTGCTCGCCACATTTTTTCGGTAGCCGACCACGTTGCGCCAGGTATACCTTTGCATAGCTCTTTGTATCGCCATTCAGTGTCTATGCGAATTTGATCGCCTGAAGGATTTAGCTCTACATCAACCGGCACTTATAACTCCTCGTCGTTCGTTATTTGTCACTATACCACATACTAAGCAGAAATAACTGCAGTAGTGAAAATTTTTCTTAGTATGTTTACTCAAGCAATTTAACAGGTGCCCAGCCAGTTTTTGCTAAGCGTAGCAGTCCATGCCTCATCGCGTCAAGTGCGTGACCTTCGCCACCCTTGTGCCAATAGCCTAGCTTCTTCAAAGCGCCGTTATCAAACATTCTTTTTGCGTCGGACGGCGACTGAAACAGCAACGTGTTTGGGTCTATTTGGTTGACGAGCATTAGATGCTTTAGAATACCGATCTGCTCGAGGCTGTACGGCGCCTGCGAGTTCTTGATCGTCTGAGCGTTGATGGTAAACCGCTCACACACGATCTCAAGGGTGTATTCTCTGTCTGAGGCTAGCTGTATTGCCTCAATAATCGGTCTATGGTATTCTTCCATAAGAAACTCCCCAGAGGCCAAGAGGAGCGGTTCTGAGCCCTTATCATAGGAAAAGGTAGTGATACCGCTCTTCTTACCAGGGTCAACTGCCAAAATCATCCGCATCAGTACTTATCTCCCCACGTCTCAAGCGGGCCATCAACGTCGGCGGTCAACGGGACCGCCCAGCCCTCGGTTGTTGTCATGCACTGCTTGACCAATCGCTTGATCTCTTCGGCGTCTTCTCTAGGCGCCTGAAGCACGATTTCGTCATGTACGGGCACGATCAGCATCTCCGTTAGATCTGCCTGATCAAGCTTCACGAGGTTAGACTTAAAGATCTCGGCAGCACCACCTTGAATGAGGTAGTTAACCAGCGTGTAGACTCGGTTCTCATCGCACGGAAGGCGTCTACCTGTCCAGGTGTAGACATAGCCCTGGCCTTCTGTCTTAACCCGTCGCATTCCGATGTCTTCAATCTGACGCTGGAAATACGACATTCCAGGGAAGCGATTGTCGAACGCATCAGATGTTTGTTTCATCTGCACTTCATGCACGCCGGCGGTCAACGCTTGTTTCGCAACACCTGCGCCGTACAGGCGACCGTAGATCATGCTCTTGATAAGACCACGACGCTTGTCTGATTTAAGCATTGACGGATCGTTGTAGACCTCACGGCCAATTTCAGTGAACGGATCGGAACCCGTTGCGTCTGCAAGATTGAATAGACTAATGAGGTTTTCATCTTGAGACAAACTTGCGAACATACGGAACTCAACCTGGTCAAGGTCGCTTGTGATAATCACATGATCCTTGTCCTTTGGTATGAACGCACGGCGTACTACGTCGTCGCCCTTAGGTAGAGTTTGTAGCGCAGGATTAGTAATTGACATACGAGATGTTCGCGCGCCGAGTGTTCTTACCGATGGGTGCACGATTCCATCAATTGATTCAGTTAAGAAGTTAGAAAAATAGGTGCCAGCAAGTTTATCAGCCTTGCGTTGCTTAAGAACGGTATCTGCAAGAGCTGATACTTCAGGGTTCCCATCTCGAATAAGAACCTGCAACTGATCCTTAGTACATGACTTTTGCCCAGTAGGTGTGAACTCGGTGATCTCAGCACCGAGCGACTCAAATAGTCTAACTAACTGGATGTTGCTTGTGATCGACACTCCACCATAGGTGCTCTTCGCCCATGTCTTTACAGACTCGGTGTACCGCGTAAGTTCGTCGTATTTTTTCTGCGAGTAGTCAAGATCAACACGCGCACCGTTGATCTCCATTCTTGTGACGATCTTGCGCGTCGCCATCTCAAGTTCGTACGCCTTGCTGTATGGACCATCGGGTCCGCACTGCTTGTAGAACATTTCCCAAAGGCGAGTAGTAAGAACGCAGTCAAGCGCACCGTACGACCAATACGGTTGAAAGTTTGTAGGAACTGTTCCCCATGTCCAACCGTTCTTTGAAAGTTCAGTGTCAAGCGTTTCCTGTAATGCTACAGCGCGGCTGTCAACATGAAGTGCCGCAAGTCTTTTAAGCGCGCCAGAACCTAGCGGATCTACAACGTGAGCCATGATCATCGTGTCGTGTGCGCGATGCCATGGAATCTGCCATCTTGACTTTACCGCAAACCAACGTGCCTCAAACGCGATGTTGTGACAGATCAGTGGACCGTCAAACTTGTCCATTGCCTCGTAGAAAACACCGGACCATTCATTCCACGGTATTGACCAGCCCTGCTCGCCGTCGCCCACCTGCACAAGACGCAATTGGCCGCGCCAAGGAGAGAACGCGTCATCTCTTGGATTACCTGGAAGCTCGCCTGTTTCTGTGTCAACAGACAGTGCATCGTATGGGCGTCGTTGCCCAAGCCAATGCATAAAATCCTGCGCCTTTTCAACACTGTCTACAAGATGTAGTTTTACATTTGAAAGGTCTATGTCACTCAACGTCTGGGTCCTTAACTACTGTTAGTTCGATCTTGCACTTCTTAAGATACTCAAATACATCGTACGGCCTACGATGAAGATCTGCTGAGCGCAGTCTACAAACTACGCGAGCAAGACCGGAGTTTGTTATTAACTTAGCGCACTGCATACACGGTGCGCTCGTAACGTATAAAGTTCCACCGACAACGCTTGAGCGATCAACGTACAGAAGCGCGTTTGCCTCGGCATGAATCGCTGGGCACGCATCGTACATGTTATCTAGTGGCGCCTCTCCACGTGCACGCGGGCACCAAAGATTGCACGTTCCTTGTTCAGGCCAATCAGCCGCAGGGCCGTTGTAGCCTGTCGCGCA